TAGAGATCAATTCCAATTATTACCATTTAAAGAGCCAAGTGCTACTTTGTATCAATTAATGGGCTTCTGTGTTGAAGCTGGTCAGCGTTTCGCGGGTATTGCGAGTATGCAAGTGGGTGATGGAAACCAACAAGCAGCCGTTGGAACGACAATTGCACTGTTAGAACGTGGTGCAAGAGTGATGTCAGCGATTCACAAACGAATTTATTACGCAATGAAGCAAGAATTTAAAATTTTATCACGAGTTTTTGCAGAATATTTACCTCCAATCTATCCGTATGATGTTTATGGTGGTGAAAGAACAGTAAAAGTGACAGATTTTGATGACAGAGTAGATATTTTACCAGTTGCAGACCCAAATATTTTCTCAATGGCACAAAGAATTACACTTGCGCAGACACAATTGCAGATTGCACAGACAAATCCGCAAATTCATAACGTTTATGAAGCATATAGACGTGTATATTCTGCATTAGGAACAAAAAATGTTGATGAAATTTTGTTAAGACCAGAAAAACCATTTCCAAAAGACCCTGCAATTGAAAATATGGAGGGATTACAGATGAAATTACCAAAAGCTTTTGCTGAACAAGATCATGATGCACATATTATGGCTCATAAAATGTTTATGCAAAGTAGAATGGTACAAATTAATCCACCTGTGTATGCTTTGTTTCAAGGACATATATCAGAACACATATCTTTGAAAGCTACAATGGAAGTTTATGTTGCAATGAAGCAAGATCCTAAATATATTGAGATGGAACAAACAAATCCAGATGCTTTTAGAATAGAAGCAGATGCTTTAGTTGCACAAAGAATCAACGAATTAACAATGGCACTTATTCAAGAGGAATCAGCAACTTCTCAACAAGATCCATTAGTTGCTTTAAAACAAAGAGAGTTAGATTTAAAAGCCATGGATATTCAAAGACGAGCACAATATGATTCTGAAAAATTAGATCAACAACAAAATCAATTTGAAGATAGATTAGATTTAGATGAAGAAAAATTACAACAACAACGAGATTTACAAGCTCAAAGATTAGCTGTATCAATGCAATCTACTGCAATGAAAGTTAATAAGCCTAGAGGTTCTGGTGATAGGTAAAAAGTTTGGTCCACCACCATTAAAAGGACCTGCATCTCAAGGATTAAAATTAAAAAAACTTAAACTAAAGAAATCTAAATTAAAAAAAATTAATGTTAGAAAAAAATAACGAATTAGAATTATTTAGACTTAAAGAATTAGCTAAAATAAGACAACAACGTTATTATCAAAAAAATAAAGAAAGAATTAAAAAATATTCACGTGATTATATTAAAAGGGATCCTGAAAAAAGAAGATTTCAATTAAAAAAATCTCTTATAAAAAAGAGATATGGAATAATTTATGAAGATTACTTATCTATGCATCATGAACAAGAATACAAGTGTAAAATTTGTAAAAGGCATGCTGATGAATTTAAAAAAGGATTAGTTGTAGATCATGACCATAAAACTGGTAAAGTTAGAGCTTTATTATGCATTAATTGCAATTCACAGTTACATGTGTTAGAAAATAAAGAGTTATATGATAAGTATATGAATTATTTAAATAGTTTTAAGGAGTAATAATGTTACCAATGTTAAATGCAGTTGCACCTCTTGCTAAAATTTTATTTAGTACAATTGAGAAATCAGTACCTGATAAAGATTTACAAGAAAAATTAAAAGCACAATTACAAACACAATTATTACAATCTAACACAGCAGAGTTACAAGCTGCAGCTAAAATAGTAGAAGCTGAAGCAAAAGCTGGTTGGTTTGCAGCTAGTTGGAGACCATTGTTAATGTATGTACTAATATTTATATTAGTATGGAATTATGTACTAGGACCAGTAATATTATTCTTTTTTAAAGCTTCTATAACAATACAATTACCAGGAGATGTGTGGACACTTTTACAGATTGGTCTTGGTGGTTACGTTGTGGGAAGATCAGCTGAGTCAGTTGCAAGAACAATGGCAAATAGACCTCAACCAAAAGATCAAGAGAATGGATAATGTTAGAAAGATTAAAAGATTTAATTGCAAATAACTTTATTGCTAAAAAAATTCAAGAAAAAAATAATATCTTATTAAGAAGTCGTAAAGAAGTGGATATCAATGGTAATGGAACTTCTGGGTATACGATAAAAGAAGGTGAACATAAAGGCACAGTTTTATGTCACATTAAAAGAGATAAAAAAGTAATTGAATGATAGATTACGAAAGTTATAAGTACGTAAAAAATCATATCAATAAATCAGTAGAACGTCTAAAAGAAGCTCTGGTCTACAGTGTAGACAAGTGGGATGATGTCTTGTATATTAGAGGAAAAATACAGGGCCTAGAAACCCTGCTACAGGATCTCACTGACCTGCAGAAAAAACAGGAGCTATTTGATGACGACAAAGACACAAAGTCTGGAAGTACCAAAACTTAAAGAGGCACTTTTAGATTCATACAAAGAAAAAGAAGTTAAAGACACATCTTTAACTCCAGAAAATTTTCAAGAATCAGCACTAGACCAATTACCTAATCCAACAGGATATAGAATATTAGTTTTAATGCATGCTGGTGCTAGAAAAACAAAGGGCGGCATTCATCTCACAGAAAATACATTAGAAACAATACAGATGACATCTGTATGTGGCTACGTGTTAAAAATGGGAGATCTTTGCTACAAAGACGAAAAAAAGTTTCCGAATGGACCATGGTGTAAGCCAAAAGAGTGGGTTATGTTTGGTCGATACGCGGGAGCAAGATTCAAAATAGAGGGAGGAGAAATCAGAATTCTTAACGATGATGAAATCATTAGTACAATTAAGAATCCTGAATCTATTTTGCAACTGTACTAAATAACAAGGAGTATGTATGGCTGAAGAAGCAAAGCGTCAGCCAGATGTTGAATTAGACACTGATGACGCAAGAGAAACAACCATACAACTTGAAGAGAAGAAGGAAGAAAAAGAAAAAAGACCAAATTTAAATCTAGGAGAAGTAGATTTAGAATATACGGATTACAGTCAAGATAAAAAAGAAAAAATTGACATATCTGTAGAAGAAAAAGAAGAACCAAAAGCAGTCAAAGAAGACAAACCTGCTGATTCAGAAGATTTATCTTCTTTCAGTGATGCTGTTCAAAAAAGAATAGATAAGCTTACTCGTAAGATGCGTGAAGCAGAAAGACGAGAACAGGCAGCGCTTGATTACGCTCAAGGTTTACAGAAAAAGTATACTGATGCTCAGAAAAAGTATCAGGAAATAGATGATAGTTACATCAAACAATATGATGCTAGAATAGATGCTGAAAAAGATGCTGTTAAGAAAAAACTTAAAGAAGCTATCGAGACTCAGAATTCAGAAGCAATCATAGCAGCTAATGAAGAGCTTTCTAAATTAATCGTTGAGAAAGAAAGAGCAAGACTATCCATAGCTGCAAAAGAAAAACAAAAAAAAGATGCTGAACAAGACAGTAAGGAAGCTCAAAATGTTGAACAAAATCAACAATTTGAAAGAAAAGCAGTAGCACCAAGTACTAAGGCTAAAAAGTGGGCTGAGGAAAATACTTGGTTTGGAAGTGATGAATACATGACTAATACAGCGTTTCAAGTTCATGAAAAACTACAAAGTGAAGGGTTTGACCTGGACAGTGACGAGTATTATAATGAAATCAACAAACAAATGAGAGATATTTATCCTCATAAGTTTGCTGAAGATAAGCAAGAACAGAAAAAGCCCGTCCAAACTGTTGCCTCTGCAAATAGAGGAAAAACTGGACGCAGAACTGTGAGACTCACCAAGTCACAGGTTGCTATTGCAAAAAAATTAGGGGTGCCACTAGAAGAATACGCAAAATACGTGAAGGAGGCAAATTAGTATGAGCGAAGAAATAAAGAAGACTTCACGCAACTCAGAGTTGAGGTCTAAGGACAAAAGAAAAACTCAATGGGTTCTACCATCTAACTTAGATGCACCGCCTGCGCCTGAAGGTTATAAACACCGATGGCTTAGAGCAGAGGCAGGAGGTTTCGTGGACACAGCAAATATGTCTAAGAAACTTAGAGAGGGTTATGAACTAGTTAGGGCTGAAGAATTAAAAGACCTAATTGGTGATAATGACTTTCCTGTTATTGCTGACGGTAAACATCAGGGGGTAATTGGAGTTGGAGGCCTTGTGCTGGCAAGGATACCGATCGAGATTATAAAACAGCGATCTGCATACTTTAATAAAAAAAGTTCAGATCAAATTAAAGCTGTAGATAATGATCTTATGAAGGAACAGCGACCAGAGATGCCGATTAATATTAGTCGACAATCTCGTGTAACTTTTGGTGGTAACAAGAAATAATTTTTTTGTAAAACCATCCAAAAAAATATAAACTATAAAATGGAGAAAATATAAAATGGCTAATACACTTGAAAGATTTGGTTTAAGACCAAGTCGACAATTGAATGGTAGTCCATTTATTAACGCACAAAACAGATATAGAATTGCTTCTGGCAACACAACTAGTATCTATCAAGGAGATTTGGTAACACCACTTGCTTCTGGTCAGATAACTAGATATGTAGCTAACACTTCTAACACTGTTGTAGGCGTTTTTAATGGCTGTTTTTATACAGATCCAACAACTCAAAAACCAACGTTTAGTAATTTCTATCCGCAATCTACAAATGCATCAGACATCGTTGCATTCGTAATTGATGGACCAGATACAGTGTTTGAAATAAATGCTGACGAAGTTTTTGCAGTTGCTGATATCTTTAAAAACTATTCAGTAAACAATGCATCGGGAAACACTCAGACAGGTATATCTTTAGTACAATTAGATGTATCAATGTCAGGTGTAGACGGAACTTATGTGGTTCAAGCAATTGATATCTCACAAGATCCAAATAACAATGACGTAGCGACATCAAACGCGAATATTATGGTTAGAATTAATAACCATTTCTATCGCCAAGGTGGAACAGGTCTATAATAGGAGAATAAATTATGGCTATATCACGATCACAACTAGTTAAAGAACTAGAGCCAGGATTGAATGCCCTATTCGGCCTGGAATACAGTAGATACGAGAACGAGCACGCTGAAATCTTTATAACTGAAACTTCTGACAGAGCGTTTGAAGAAGAAGTTATGTTAACAGGTTTTAACGGTGCTGAAGTTAAACAAGAAGGTGCTCCAGTAGTATTCGATCAAGCTTCTGAAGCATATACTTCAAGATACACTCATGAAACAATCGCATTAGCGTTTGCTATCACTGAGGAAGCTATTGAAGATAACCTTTACGATAGACTTGCATCTCGTTATACAAGAGCGTTAGCTAGATCAATGGCTAACACTAAACAAGTTAAAGCAGCGGCTGTACTAAACAATGCGTTTAGTTCAAGCTTTACAGGAGGAGATGGAAAAGAGCTTTGCGCTACTGATCACCCTCTTGCAAATGGTGGAACTTTCAGTAATGAGCTTTCTACTGCAGCTGACCTTAACGAAACGTCACTAGAGCAATCATTAATCGATATCGCAGCATTTGTTGACGAAAGAGGATTAAGAATCGCTATCCAAGGTAGAAAATTAATAATTCCAAAAGAATTACAATTTACTGCTGAAAGATTGATGAAAACTCCTCTAAGAGTTGGCACAGCGGATAACGATATAAATGCAATCAAAAATATGGGAATGATTCCAGAAGGTTACAGAGTTAACCACTTCTTAACTGACACGGATGCATTCTTCATTATGACTGATGCTCCAAATGGTCTAAAACACTTCGTAAGATCGCCAATTAAAACTGCGATCGAAGGTGATTTCGACACAGGTAACGTTAGATTCAAAGCTAGAGAGAGATACGTATTC